CGTGCCTGCTGGGCGGCACCGTATATCAGCTTCTGTGCGCGCAGCTCCCCGCCATCGGCGCCATGGTCAACGCCTCCGCCATCGACCTGATCGTCGGCGCGCCCGGCTGGTGGGTATCGCGCGCCGTGGCCCTGTGGTTCCAGCGCCGCAGCGACAAGGACATCGCAGAGCTGGTCAAAGACGCGAAGGAACACTGATGGCAACCACGGAAAACCCGCTGATCGCACGCGTCATCGACGCCATCCTGCGCGCCGAAGGCGGCTATGTGAACGACCCGGCCGACAAAGGCGGCGAAACCAACTTCGGCATCACCGTCGCCGTGGCGCGCGCCAACGGCTATCAAGGCCCGATGCGCGATCTGCCCGTGACGGTAGCGCGCGCCATCTACACGGCCCGCTACATCACGGAACCGAAGTTCGACCAGGTGCTGGCCATCCATGCCGGCATCGGCGCCGAAGTAATCGACACGGGCGTGAACATGGGGCCGCACCGCGCGGCCGAGTTCCTGCAGCGCTGGCTGAACGGTTTCAACGACACGGGCGCGCGCTATCCGACCCTGTTTGTCGATGGCCGCCTGGGCGCGCAGTCGCTGGGCGCCCTTGCATCCTTCCTGAACTGGCGCGGCCAGGACGGCGCCACCGTGCTGCTGCGCGCCTTGAACGGCCTGCAGGCGGCGCGTTACCTGGACATCACCGAAGCCAACAAGACCCAGCGTCGTTTTCTGTTCGGCTGGATCAAGGAACGGGTGGCCATGTGACCGCGACCACCTGGCGCCCGCTGGCCGCCTGCCTGCTGTGCGGCGCCATCGCGGGCTGGACGACGCAGGGCTGGCGCAAGGACGCCGCCATCGCCGAGCTGCAGCGGGAGGCGTCCGCCAACAAGACAACGGCCGCCACCGCGCTGGCCCAGGCCACCGCCCGCGTGCTCACCTTGGAGCGCGCCGCCGGCGCCGCCCTGGCGCAGCGCGCCGACCACCTCACTCAGGAGCAATCCTATGCGAAAACCGAGCGTGACCGTTTTAATATTGACGTGCGCAGCGGCGCTGTGCGCCTGTCAATCCCCGTCGCCAGCGGCCAGTGCGCCGCAAGTGCAGATACCATCCCTGCCGCAGGCCATCGGCAGCAAGCGCGTGCCGAACTTGACCCGGCGACTGCGGCAGCTCTTGACGCCATTGCCGGCGACGGCGACGACGCCACCCGCCAACTGAACGCCTGCATCGACGCCTACAACCTAGTACGAGACACCTACCATGTACAAACCGAATAGCCTGCGCCAACACCTGGCCGCCGCGATTCCCCAGCTGCAGCGCGATCCCGACCGCCTGCTGGTCTTCGCCGACGAGGGCAATGTGGTGGCGTCGGCCACCGCCTCCCTTTCATTCGAATACCGCTTCAAGCTCAACCTGATCGTGACCGACTACGCGGGCGACGCCGACGCCATCATGGTGGCCCTGATCGCCTGGCTGAAAGTCCACCAGCTCGACCTGATGGCCAACGAGGAAACGCGCAAGCACGGCATCGCCTTCGAAGTCGATTTTAATAACCATGAAACGGTCGACATTTCCATCAAGCTGGACCTGACCGAGCGCGTGGCCGTCAAGGCGGGCGAGGCGGGCCGCCTGGACATCAAGCACCTGGCCGAGATACAGCACATGCCCGCCTACGCGGACGAGTTCTGGAAGCTGTATGACGGCGAGACCCTGCTGGCCGAGTGGCGCACGCCCGAGGCGACGGCATGAGCAACGACCTGCACGCGCTGGAAGCCTGGGCCGGCGCCCTGCTGGCCAAGCTGCAGCCGGCCGAGCGCCGCGCCATCAATCACAAGGTGGCCATCGACCTGCGCCGTAGCCAGGCGCAGCGCATCAAGGCCCAGCAGGGGCCGGATGGCACGGCCTACCCGGCGCGCAAGCGGCGCAAGGAATTCAAGGAAAAGAATGGGCGGATCAAGCGGCAGAAGGCGGCGATGTTTGCCAAGATCCGCACCGCCAAACACCTGAAAGTGAAGGCGAACGGCGACCAGATCGAAGTCGGCTTCTTTGGCTGGGTGGCGCGCGTGGCGCATGTGCACCAGTTTGGCCTGCAGGATCGTGTATCAAAAAGAGGGCATCTATATAAATATCAAGAGCGTGAGTTGTTGGGTTTAAGCCATCTTGATCTGACATTGATACGCGAAAGCTTGCTGTTTCATATACACACCAGCTAACATGTGGGTTGTCATTTTTTATATCTCAAATAGAAATAAATATTTTTATGTTTTTCAATATACTCATTAATTAATAACTAGGACAACTAATTAAAATAAAATTTCTTCGTGAATAAATTTCGAAGAAAATATAACCATAGGAAAATTATGATTGACAGAAAAAAACTAACAGAATTAATTGAGATCATATCAAATCAGACAAATTTTGAAAACAATCCAAAAAACCAAAGAAGGTCTGAATTCTACAACATAAACAAACAAGAAATAGAGGAAATTAAATCATATTTAATATATCCTTACGAAAATGGATATTGGGAATTAAAAGGGGATTGGAATCCATCGTCAGATTATTTTGTAGAAGTACTTAATCAAACAAGCACACTATCAAAATTAAATTTTGAAAAAAAAGCTCCAATAGAAAGCATAGCAAAAAATTTAGATAGCGAGAAATGCATAGAGCTCTTATCGGTAACGAAAAGAATATCTAGCATCAACACTGTTTTTCAAGCCGCAATCAAGAAAAAAAATGGGGAAAAGATATCAGAAATTCCAAAACGATATGAATGGATCAAGAAAATAGATTTAGACTCCATCGCAGAAAAATTTCCTGACGCATACGAATCATTCTCTAATGAAATTAATTTTGAAGGAATGTCCAGCGGAGTAATTCAAAAAACCTATCACAAAAATAAAAGCGGGATTCTATTAAATGTAATAGCTCCAAAAGTCAGCAATAAAATTCATACAATATCGACTAGTAAACAGCCTTTATTGGCATTACAGAAATTTTATGGCCATTTGGGAATATTGGAAAACTCAAAAATTCAACGGGTTTTTGCACCAGATGAAATACTATTTAGCCCCTATTTTCATGTCGTATCCGCAATCCTTCCTGCAATATTCAATGATGAACAGCTATCTAAACTTTTTGAACAAGCCCTTGACTATTACGAACAAAATGACTACCAACATTGCATTATTCGACTTGGATTAATAGCAGAAGATTACTTACAAAGAATTTATACAAGTTTACTTAGAGAGCAAATTTCAGGTGGTCTCACGCTGGGCCAGACATTAGATACCTTACATAAAAAAGTGGAGGCTATATTAACACCAGAAAAAACTCAGCCTCGATCAACAGACAAGGCCTATGAATTAATTGCATCGATAAAAGACAATTTCACCCCCCTGAAATTACAGAGCACACTCAGGGAAATTATGACAATCATCAAGGATGACAGAGAACGACTTGATAAGAAAATTGATGAAATAAAAAAGGGGCCAAGCAACTTAACACCATTTCCAAAAACCATGCTAACCAACATAAATGAAATACTAAAATGGAGGAACGCAGCCTCGCACAACACACGAATCGCACTTGGAAGGCATGAGGCGGATAGAACACTTTATTGCATAATAACACTAATAGCATGGTGGCAAAAAAATTCTCTAGATATAAACTGGTCGATATCGAAAATTGAAATCCTAGAGTCGCTAATAAAAAAATCAAAAGAAAAGACTGAAAAATAAAATAGATAAATAGATTTTCAAACTCAGCCTTGCCACAACTAAATCAATTCTAATCGGCGGGCTTACGCTGTTTAGAGGCATTAACTAAGATATCAACCCGCCCCCGCGTGCATCCGCACGCGGACTTCGGCAACATGCATTGCATGAACGCCGACCTGTCCGACCTCACTCGCTTGCTGCAAAACCTGATCCGCCTGGGCACCATTGCCGAGGTCAACGGGGCCAAGGCGCGCGTCCAGCTCGGCCCTAACCTCACCACCGAATGGCTGAAATGGGCCACCCGACGCGCAGGCAGCACGCGCACCTGGTCGGTGCCCACCGTGGGCGAACAAGTGATCGTCTTTTCGCCGGGCGGCGACCTGACGCGCGGCATCATCGTGCCCGCGCTGTACTCGCAGGCATTTGACGCGCCAGAAACCAGCGACACCATCCACGCCACGCACTACCCCGACGGCGCCGTGGTGCAATACGACCACGCGGCCCACGCGCTGAAGGCAGTGCTCCCCGGCGGCACGGCCACCATCACGGCCGACGAAGTCACATCGAACGCACCCAGCACTATCTGCACAGGCGACCTGACCGTCATGGGTAATCTGCTTGTCGAGCAAGCGACGACTGTCAACGGCGCCACCGCGCTGAACGGCGGCGTGAACGCCAAGGCCGGCGCCGCTGGCGGCGTGGCCATGGCCGTGCAAGGGAAAATCAAGGCCAGCGAGGACGTGCTGGCCGGCGCCATCAGCCTGGCCAAGCACCCGCACGGCGGCGTCAAACAAGGCGAAGACCAATCGGGCGGGCCGCTGCCATGATGGGCATGCACGCCGCCACCGGGCGCAGCCTGACGGGCCTGGGCCACCTGCGCCAGTCCGTGACCGACATTCTCACGACGCCCATCGGCTCGCGCATCCGCCGCCGCCGCTATGGCTCCGAAGTGCCCGAGCTGATCGACCAGCCCCTGAACAGCGCCACGCAGTTGCGCATCTATGCGGCCACCGCCTTTGCCCTGCGCCGCTGGGAGCCGCGTTTGCAGCTTTCCAGCGTACAGCTCACGCGCGACACGGACGGCGCCATCGCGCTGCTGCTCGACGGTACGGCCAACGGCCAGGGCATCACGCTGGCCGTGCCCATCAAGCAAGGCGGCGGCGTATGAGCACGCCTATCGACCTGACCCAGTTGCCGGCTCCCAGCGTGGTGGATGCGCTGGACTTCGAAGCCATCCTCGCCACACGCAAAGCCCACCTGGTGAGCCTGCTGCCGGAAGCCGAGCGCGCCACCGTCACGGCCTTGCTTGAACTGGAGTCGGAACCGGCCACCAAGCTGCTGGAAGAGAACGCGTATCAGGAAACCATCCTGCGCAACCGCGTCAACGAGGCCGGCAAAGCCGTCATGCTGGCGTTCGCCCTCGACGGCGACCTGGACCAGCTGGGCGCCAACGTCAACGTGGAACGCTTGACCATCACGCCGGCCAATCCCAACGCCCTGCCGCCGGTGCTTGCGGTCATGGAAGACAACGACGCCTACCGCCTGCGTATCCAGGAAGCGCCGGACGGCCTGTCCGTGGCCGGCCCGAAAGCCTCCTACGAATTCCACGCGCGCAGCAGCGACGGCCGCGTCAAGGACGCCAGTGCCACCAGCCCCGCGCCGGCGCACGTCACCGTCACGGTGCTGGCGAACAATGACACCGGCATCGCCGACGCCGCGCTCTTGACCACCGTGGCGCGCGCGCTCAACGCCGAGGACGTGCGCCCCTTGGGCGACCGCTTGAGCGTGCAGGCCGCCCAGGTCATCGACTACCAGATCGAGGCCACCTTGTTTATCGGCGTCGGCCCGGAAGTGCCGATTCTGCTGGATGCCGCGCGCACGAACGCCGCGCGCGTATCGCAGCCGCGCCGCCCGCTGGGACACAGCATCTACCGTTCCGCCTGCAGCGCCGCCGTCCACGTCGAAGGTGTGCGCAAGGTCGTCTTGACCAGCCCGGCGGCGGACATCGAACTGAATGCCACCCAGGCCGCGCGCTGCACCGCCATCACCCTCAATGTCGTGGTGCTCGATGAATAAGCTCGTGCCCACCCTGCCGCCCAACACCACGGCGCTGGAGCGCGCCATTGCCGTGGCCTGCGCCGAGCTGGTCAACGTGCCCGTGCCGCTGCGCGACCTGTGGAGCGCCGACCGCTGCCCGGTCAACTTGCTGCCTTTTCTGGCCTGGGCCTGTTCCGTCGACCGCTGGGATGACGCCTGGCCCGAATCGATCAAGCGCGGCACGATCAAGGCGTCCTATTTCATCCACAAGCACAAGGGCACGATTGCCGCCGTGCGCCGCGTGGTGGAATCTTTGGGCTACCTGATCCGCATTACCGAATGGTGGCAGACCACGCCAGCCGGCGTGCCGGGCACCTTCCGCCTCGATGTCGGCGTGCTGGACACGGGCATCACCGACGCCATGTTTCAGGAAATGGAACGCCTGATTGCCGACGCCAAGCCCGTCAGCCGCCACATGACGGGCCTGGCCATTTATCTGGAAAGTCGCGGCAACGTCTACGCGGGCGCGTGCGCCTACCACGGCGACAGCATGACCGTGTATCCCTGGATCGCGGAAACCATCGAAGTGCGCGGCACGCTCTTGCAGGCCGGCGCATCCCATACCATCGACACCCTGACCATCTATCCATGAGCACATACTTTGCCATCCTGACCGAAGTGGGCGAGGCCAAGCTGGCCAACGCCATCGCCCTGGGTCACACCCTGAAACTGAAAAACATGGCCGTGGGCGACGGTAACGGCACTCTACCGACGCCCGTACGCACGCAAAAGGCGCTGGTGCGCGAGGTGCGCCGCGCCGGCTTGAACCAGCTGAGCATCGACCCGGCCAACCCCAGCCAGATCATCGTCGAGCAAGTCTTGCCCGAGGACGTGGGCGGCTGGTGGATACGCGAAATCGGCATCTACGACGAGGCCGGCGACCTGTGCGCGGTGGCCAATTGCCCACCCAGCTACAAGCCCCTGATGCTTGAAGGTAGCGGGCGCACGCAAGTGGTGCGCATCGTCCTGATCGTTGCCAGCACGGCCGCCATCGAACTGAAGATCGATCCGTCCGTCATCCTGGCCACGCGCAAGTATGTCGATGACCAGGACATCGTTGTCCGTGCCTACAGCGACGAGAAATTGGCCAAGCACCTGGCTGCTGACGATCCCCATCCGCTGTTAGCCAAGCGCAGCCATATGGATCAACAGGATAAGGCAGTGATGGACTACGCGGACATGCAACTGGCCAAGCATCTGGCCGTTGACGATCCCCATCCACTGTTGGCCAAGCGCAGCCATATGGATCAACAGGACAAGGCAGTCATGGGCTACGCAGACGCGCAGCTGGCCAAGCATCTGGACGCCGCCGATCCCCATCCGCTGTTGGCCAAGCGCACCCATATGGATCAGCAGGATAAGGCCGTCATGGACTATGCAGACATGCAACTGGCCAAGCATCTGGCCGCTGATGATCCCCATCCAATGTTGGCCAAGCGCAGCCATATGGATCAGCAGGATAAGGCCATCATCGCCTACGCAGACGCGGAACTGGCCAAGCACGCAGCGGCGCCCGATCCGCATCCGCAATACAGCATGAAGGAAGTGGCAACACTGCCAAGGTTTGACGCATCGCTCAAGCTGGTTAATGCCGAGTTTGTCCGCCGCGCACAGGGCAGCATGACGGGTTACACCCGAGTGGAGGCAGACCGTTCATTGACCGCCGAGGACGCCGGGTCTGTGCTCTTGCTCGGCAATGCAGCATCGGTGCTCACCCTGCCCCCTCCGCTATCGCTGGGTATTCCTCTCAATGTAGGCGTCTGCGTGCGCGTGCATTGCACCGGCCCGCAAAGCGGACGGCTTGTGCCCGCGAACGGTACCTTTCTCATGGCGCCCGATGAAACGAACAGCATCACGGTCAAAAAAGGCCAGTCGCTCACGATGATGGCGACCACGGATCAGGTGTGGCGCGTGATCGATTCCACCGCAGAACTGAGCCGCAATGCCGCATTTTCAGGCGTGCTGGCCGGTAGCGGCCACAAGTTCCTGCCGGACGACTTCATCATGCAATGGCAAACCGTCGATGTGCCCGTCGCCACCACCGGAATCGCAACGAAGAATTTCTCCTTTCCGGTTGCGTTCAAGGAAGCGGCGTTCGGCTGCACGGCCAGCGTCCTGGGGGTCGGTGCGAGTCCCAATTCCAATGCGTTTGTCGCCGCCATGCCCACCTCCGTGAATGGCGGCGTGGCGCAGAACAATTACACCAACAGCAACGTTTCCGTTTTCATTATTTCCATAGGCAAGTGAAATGACCAT